AGTGCCTTCTCTTCCAAGTCTCTTGTTCTCTTCTCTGGCGTATCAACTCCTGCAATTCTAACTCTTTCTTTCTTGTATAAATCAAACCCAAGATCAATGGTGACATCAATAGTATCCCCGTCAACAACACGATTAATCTCCGTCACCCGAAAATTGTAACAACTCTTCCGACTCGGTGGGATCATTGCTCCCATAACTATCCTCCCAAAAATTATCCAGTGCACTATTTATAGCATCATCAGGTTTTGTTTTTTGTTTTTGTAACGTATTATAGTTTTGTATATATTCTAAAGCTTTCCACATTAGTTCTTCCTCCACCTCCATAGCATCCACAGGTGGAGTTACTGGTGCAGGTGCACACATCGTTAAAAAGAATATTGGCAATATTGCTAACTTACTCATTTGGCCAGAAATGATCATACCTCATTATGTAGTATATCACAATCCCCACAGAAATCAAGAGAATTGAAATCATCCATATAATACTCCAAACTATCATTTTATTTCCATATCATTTAGTCCTTTCACTTCTGATGGAGTTTCTTTAATTGTGGGTTGGGTAAATCCATCCCATGGATATGGATAATTTTCTTCATCTTCCCAAATTTTTTTAATTTCTTCTGCCTGAATATCAATATCTCTCATTGTATTTGCAACCTTCACATCAATCCATTTTTTCTTTAACCACTCAATGAAACCTAAAGCAAGGTGCTGAAGATATGGGTTCTTGAATTTTTTCTTAACCCACCTTTCTGCTTTCTCATACCAAGGATCTGTACCTTTACCAAATTGTTTTTCGAAATTAAATTTAATCAAAACCACCTCCAAGGTAACATTGACATACCTAACATATTTAATACTGGTTCAAATGCTAACGCAATTAATGTAAACATTAGAACCTCTATAAAAAATTGTTTCCATAGAGGTTGCTTTAACTTCCATTCTTTAAACTTATTTGGTTTTCTTGCACGATCATATGCTCCTGATTTTTCACCAATAAGATCTGCCCACCAACTTGGGTCAACAATGTTTCCCAATAATTTTAAAAGTCGAATCAATCTCTCTGTCTCCAATCATCTGATCTATCGTTTTTAAACCAATCTGCGATATCATCTGCACCGTAAAATCCTTTCTTGTCTGATTTTGGATCTCCGATATCTAAGTATTTAAGACACGAACCATCAGGATCTGTTGCTAGTCTTCTTGCAGAGGATAACATACCTCTTGCACTCGTATTAGCTTTTGCTAATTTTTGTGCCCATATCATATCATCAATACTTACTTCCGTTCCTGCTGCGATTGATTTGCAAATGCCTTCTAATCGAAGACGATATTGTGTAGATAACATAAACTAATGGTTGTGATTAGTATTATCTATGCAATCATCAACATTGCTTTTTGTAATTCTTTGGAATGCTCATATTCGTCTTGAGCAATCTCTGCAATCTTAGTATCTAAAGGATGATACGCACTGTATTTAGTATATGTCTCAAAAGCATGCTTTTCAATCTTCATGTTGATATCATAAGCGTTAACAGGATTAACAAGATAGTAGCCAACCATGATCCAAAAATAAAATAAAACAAGATGCTTGGCAAAGAACCTATCGATCCAATACTTATTTCCCTCCCTAAGTTCCATCTCTTCCAAATGTTCCGTTTCATTGAGTGCCTGATAGAAATGTTCTTTCATCAAATATATATGTTCTTCACCCCGCAATCCAAGTGATTCACGAAAATGAAGTACAGAAATAAAAGCAAAGTAAGGTGCCCTTGCAATTACCTCAAGAACCCAGAATCTCTGGAAATCTCTACCTCTGTAGAGGAAGTCAAGGATATAAATTGTAGTATCCAAGACCCAAGTGTTAAATTTTTTCATACTAGTAAAGGATGTGACCACGCTTGTGGTATAAGAAAAGCTGCTGTTCCACAAATTAAACCAAAGATTACACATGTTGATGTGATGGGTAAGTCTTTCATTTAATCCTCCTTAATACAGTATTCACAAGAAAGAGGACTTGCCTTCATATCGGGCAAATCCTCTTTTGCTTGTTTTATTGCGTTGTATGCGTCATCTGCGTACTCGCAGATTTCGTAATGATTATTCTGTAGGTCGTGATAACCTATGACGTAATGGGACATGATAGTTTCAACTCCAGTACATTTGTATTTATTATAACATACTAGGTAAAAATACGCATTTATGTGTGGACTCCCTCACCCAATGATGCATACAATTGCAATCCCTAACAATAAACCCTTCGCAAAGGATATCCATAGGAGTTTATAGTCTGTAAGATTAAACCATTTTCTAAATTTACGTATTAATTTTTTATGCCACATCGCAAAATCAGTCAATACATCTTCAATTTTTTGGAAGGTAGTTTTTTTTCTTTTAGTCATCGTTATTTAAAACAAAATAAAAAATCATTCACAAGTGACTCTGCTTTTTCTTTTCCAAACTTACCAGAAAGATATCCCCCAACTGGATCTAATTTAGTCATATAAGTATCAAAGTCTTTATAAAAACTGGTATCATCACCAGTCGGTTTCTCTAATTCTATCATATCTTTATACTTTGTCAAGTAAGTTGTGAACATCTCAAGGTGTTCATCTACCTCATCCATTGTGCAATATCGAATATAAATGTTTTCTGAAAAATGATTACCTGGTTCAAAGAAACGATAGTCACCTTTTCCCTTTGGTAACCCTTCTACTGAGAACAAATAGTTTTCTACAGGATGTTGGAAGTCAAAGACAATAATGACTTTCTTGTCAAAGAATCCCATAAGATCCATACCAAAACATGGAAGATTACTGCCTGTCTTAGGATAGATGATGTTGTTGTATATGCAAGATTTTTCATTCCAGATTTCTACCTCTCTACTTTTAATTATATACTGAGTGGTGTATGTCTTTGCAGTTAGAAAAGTATCTTTTCCCTGCCATTGTGCCCAAACACTTCCCACCCCATTATGTAAAGGGAAGGTTTGATGCAACACATCTTTATAATTTTTCCAAAGATTCATGAATGTGGGTCGTAAATTCTAATTAAAATACCTACCGCAGCAATAAGAACTACAACAACTATGAGAGCAATCATTTTTCTAACAATTTTTGTTTAAATTTTCTGCCATGTTACCACCAATATCTGAACCTTGATTACCACCAAACATTGCTACCCAACCAGCAGCAACCCAACCAACAAAAGGAATAGTGGAAAGAGTAGGAGCAGCAGCAGCACCAACACTTGTCCCAACCAATCTGCCTGTACCCTCTGCGGATCCAATTGCTTTGATACAGGCTTCACTTTTTCGGGCAGCATTTATTTCATCTGCCTGTGCTTGTGTCAAACCAGGTTTTTGTTCCAACCAAGATCTTGAATTAGATACAGCACCACCTTGATTAATTTGACCATCCATAAAGTACTCTTCAGTAACTTGAGTGGTTTCATTTGCTAAACCTAAGAAACCACCTTTCTCTTTGATATCCTTAGTAATAAATGCTGTCTTAGGATCATTTGCTTTGTAACTAATTCGATATCCTTCTTTATTAACTTCTGCTAGATATGATGTATAAGGTCCTACAGGTGGACTTATGATTGGTAAATTATCTTTTCGACTTATCATACCAATTAAACCAATATGAGATAGACCAAAAACTCCACCAAGACCAAGTGCGAACCACTTAGTCAAGTTAATATTTTTCTTTGGTTTTTTTGGTTTGGTATCGGTAACCTTTACCTCTGGTCCAAACATCGCCTCTTCCATATCCATAATTCAAATTCCTATTTTTTAGGTGCAGCAGTCGGTACGATTGATACTGGTGCTTGCTCGATTCTGATTGTTTGTGCTGGTGCAGTTTCAGATGCTTTTGCGATTAAAAACTCCATATCTTTCTTTGAGATATTCGCACTTCCACCATCAGCAGATGATTTTTTCTTACCTGCTGCTTGGACGCCAAATGTCGCTAAAGTTCCTGTGAAAACAGAAGCTATGAAAGTTGGATCAAGTTTTTGTTCTGGTATGTTAAATGCTGCTGGTAACTTAACATATGCTAAAGTTAAAATACCTGCAGACCATACAAGAACTGCCAATCTTACAATTGTAGATAAAAATGCAAGTTGCTCTTCCTTGTCATCGACACTCTCTTTAATTTTTGTTAGAAGATTTTTTGGTTTCTCTTCAACCTTTTGTTCTGGTTTTTTATCTACCATATTACATACTAGAATGCACTCTTATTTAGTAAAATAATTTTTATCTAAGCATACTCACTATCTTCTCCTATGTAAGCGAGTGAAAATATGTCAAGATCATCTTTTTCAAAATAAAACCATTCCGCAAATTCATCATGAATTGCACAACCATCTTCAACTGTATGAAGATCACTAGTCTCGCATAATGCTTGAATGCGACTCATAGCCCAAT